TTACGTCACGCTGTAAGTTCCTTCCGAGCTACCGCCAGTAACGGGAACCTCGGCATTTTGTGTTATTTCGTCATACACAGCGTTGGCGATCGCCTCTGCCATCTTTCCTGCCATGGCGAATTCACCTGTTAGAACGAACCCTTGTGCTTGGAGTTCGCTTTCCAACTTCGCTTTGAGAGATTCTTTACTCATTGCCATGTTACTTACCTGCCTTAACTGTCGATGATAAATCAGAGTGAGGTTTGCCTGTGTAAGCACAAATGCAGTCACCTTGCACAACCCCTTTACCGCCATTCATGGTGATGAGGTCAGCGACTTCTATGATTTTCTTGGCCGTAGTGGTTTTGTTGTTTGTGATTTCTTCTATTTTGTCTTCCAACACTTTGATGCGTTGATTCAAACATTCGGTGATGTTGTCTTTGTCTGTCTTGCTTTCAAAGTTACCTTCTTCGTCGACCAACTGGTAAACACCTTGGCGTTGTTGGTATCGGCTCTCGCCTTGCTTAATCGCGGGTAATTTGAATCCAAATGGCAAGACACAACGAATGAAAGGCTTATCCGGTTGGCCGAACATAAAACCGATTTCTACAATGCTTCCGATTGCCGGTGGTTCAAGTCTACCGGCGTATTCACCTACACCTGGTATTGGAAGTGGTACCGCCTGAAGTGGTGATTTATCTTTGAACTCCACACCCTTTTCATCGAGCAGCTGAACATCCACCGCGTAATGCGGGTAAAAGCGATCGGACATGTCGCCCTCTTCTGGCAGTTCAGGTAACGCCACTACCTTCCCCCATCGAGGTAAATGCCAACGGCCAGTCAGCTCTGGGAACAGTCGGAAGATGATCCGCTTAATTGCATTTACGTCCATGTCAATTTCACCTCTGTTCCTTGAAAATCAACGCCCACCAAACGTAAGCCGTTGACAATTGCGCCAGGTCTTAACTTTGGAATGGCGGGAACTTTTACCGATTTCGACGCAGTTCGGTTGGTCATTAGATTGTCTGGAATGGTCACTGGCTTATCAGCCCAGTAAGAGTCTTTCCAACTGCCCACGTAGATCTGACCATTGCCTTGTTGCTGCCAAAACAGATCTTCAATCCCGAAGGCTTGAGACAGCTCGTCCATCACTCGATAGCCATTACCGTCGCTGTAAAAACAAGGGATAGATGTTTTGCTGTAGGCCGCTTCTGGTACCACAAACTGCAGCCCTGTTTTGTTGGTTACATCGCTTAGTAATTGCATCAAGGTTGGGTGCCTAAGCGTGACATTAAGTGGTTTGAAAAGGAGCGCTGCTAGTTCGCGACAAAACAATTCTGACCATCCTTTTTCTGCGGGTTGAACTCTTTCAACATACCCAAGAAAAACGCGAGAGATGCTATCTCCCCAACCAATATCGACAGCAACAATAGTGTTCACCATAGGCGAGCCTTCTACCTTAATTGTGCAACGCGCTGGCGTATTCACATCAAAAAGAACACGATGGTCTTTGGCTTTCACCTTTTGACTACCCAGATAAGCACGGCAGGAAAATTTGTTATTTATCGTCACGATTCCCCCTTAACCCAAGGCCTCGTCTATGGCCTTAAGCACTTTCATCACTCCCGTCAGCTCAATGCTGGTACCCGGTGGTACCTCTTCGCTCGGACCCGACTCAACCGGAGTCGTAACCCCTTGAACCTGTTGTTGCGTTGCAGGTTGGTCTTGTTGACGCTGTTCAACCCGCTCCGGCACCGAAAGATGCTCAACTAACTCAAACGCTACGTTCCATTGTCTGAGGCTTTCTTGTTCATCGGCCCGAATAGTGCCTTGGAACTTCACCTCACGAACTTTAAGTGTCGATGCGGTTTTATTGCTAACACGGTAGATTTGGCGAGCGCTATCTTGCTGCCCACCGGCCATATTGAAAAGATTGCTCAGGCTCTCTGACTTGCTGAAAGGAATGATGCCACTCACCGCCAACACCTTGCCCTTGTTACCTGTTTCCGCTTGGTCAGTCGATGAGGACTGGCCGGACATATCTTGTCCTGCGAGCTGTTGGCGAACGCTAATGCGCAGGTTCTTGAGTGAGATTTGTATACCGTTAAGACTCAACATCTTGACTCGAAGTCTCCACCAACACCCCTAGATTATTGTCCCAAATGAAGACGGGAGAAGAGCAGCAGCGGCTTAATTGGTCGTTGTCAATTTCGCACTCACCACAACCGTTACAGCAGCAATAGCTTTCCCCTTGTTTTAACTCTCTGATCATCATCGTTACCTTGTCGAGTTAGCAACTATTGGTTGATTGTTTAAGCCATTAACATTCGCGTCAGCATGCTTCTCAATGTTGAATACGTTGACTTCTCCAGTACAGGTTACCGAAGAGCCACCTTGAACTAGATTTTCTAGCTTCGTGATACCAAGCTTACCGCTTAGCTGAGAGCCCACTAATGAGATTGCAGACTTGACCGCGATTCGATTCACTTGACCATCAACGCCATTAAACCAGTAGTGGAAACCCGTAGCCCCTCGTGTTGAGGCGGTCACATTCATAGATAAGTCGAAATCATCTACCTTCAATCCACTAAAGTAAGCAAGCGTCCTTCCCGAAGAGCCAGATGGCGCACCTTGGATGGTCGCGTTAACTTCAATTTCGAGCTTACCTCTCAACACTCCATTGGCAGCAGAAGCGGAGGTGAACACACTGTGATTCACTTCATCGCCATTTTGACTGGATGCTCTCACGATTCTTGTTCTACCTAGGTCCACATCAACTGAGGACCCAGTAACGCTCATCGTTACGCGACCATCAGTGATAATTTCGGCCTGTGTTAGCTTTGCATTTTTGCCAAGAATGTAATGAGAGCCAGCGACGGGAGTCGCGGTAATGTCGACATCGATGGCACCAACAGTCGTTGAACCATTGGAGATTTCCATTCGCCCGTTGCAGGTAATGTCTCCAACAGTGTTATGTCCAATATTTTCTGAGGCCGTGAGAACGGTAGAAGCAAAGAGCCCCGTAACGTTGCCAGCTTGACACTTATCCGCATTAAAAAAGTACACAGCAGCCCCTTGTGGAGAATTGTCATTTAATCCACGGCCTAATAAGTTCCCCACTTGGCAAGAAACCGCTTGCTCTCCAGCACCTCCAAAAATGACGCCATAAGCCCCAGCACCATCGAAAATATCGCCGCATTGGTTACCATTGCCTTTCATCCATACATTTCGTTCAGCAGGACCTTCGGAATAAATATCACCAAATTTAAGGTTCTTCGCGGTACCTAAACATTCCACTACCGCAAATAAGGTATATTTTTCAGATTCTTCTTGCGGGTTAAAGGACCAAATATCGCCAAATTTCACGCCAGGAAATGAAGCCCCCTTGACGATGCGTTTGTAAACGTTTCTACCGATGATGTTGCCAAATGTAATATCGAACTGTTCTGCTATCTCGGGGGTTTCTGCATACATTCTCACTAAATCAGAATCTTGAACGACACCCAGTCCAGCATCCACAGATTTGATGCCATCACCATATATATCTCCCACCGTCCCATATGATTTGCCAAGCGGCACTTCCGAATCGACACCAACAAGGTAAACCCCACCGACGAAACCTTTACCAATAACCGCACCATCATCATCTTGTAGGATGTTGAAGAATTTTTGGTTACCGACACTAAAGTTCTTCGCTCCGTAAGCTGGAATTTTCAAAGGGTATGTTTGAGTGGATGTTTTACCGTGAAAGTTGCGATAAATCATATCGCCTATTTGAGCATTGATTGATGGCGTAGCAATACTAACTGGGTAAGCAGTATGATCTTCATCTAGGCCATCAACATCAAAGTTCTCAAGCTTGCAGCCACTAGAAACGGTTGCAAAATAGTAGTTGCCTATGAGTTGGATTTTCGCCCAACCTCCATCCCACTTGGCGGTATTGGTTAAATTAAAGCACTGGCTAACCGTGTATGTAGTGTCACAGCGGCCTAATACCTTGCCAGCATAAGATTGAGCAAAATCAAATGCAGCGTCATCTAAGTCGACACCATTTCCATAGGCACCAAACGACTCGAAATATTTTGTGTTTGACGCTTCCTGCAAAAAGAGCCCAGTGCCCTCAATGGGTAAACAAAACTCACCTGGGGTCATTTGGCCTACGACAGTCCAAGCTTGGTTGATTGTCGCATTAAACCGTTTTGTATTGATTCTCATGCCGATAAACGGTTTAAAGTACTTTCGTGCCCCTCTCAGCGCATGCTCAACAGAATCAAATTCAAAACTGCTCTTAACTTGCCGAATGTCGCTTAAACTATCATCAGCGTGTATCTCAGCAATTTTGCATATGAAATGCTGAATATCTTTACCCGTTGAAGAGTCAACGTAATTGTCTTTTTCTTCCTCGGTAATGACGAAATCAAACACGGTGATCTGCTCGCCTGTCGGAGAGCCTTCACGATAAGCATCTATGTAGATAAACGATGGTTTTTTCGACACTTGAACGCTGCGGTCAAACTCCATGCTGACACGGTTGCCCGACACATAACCAGCCCCCGCTTTGATGTTGTACGCACTACCCGATGTCGTCACCAAAAAGCCGTCTTCGATAAACCAATCTTTACCACTTTGGTCGATGATGGACTGTGCTACATCGCTGTCCATTTTCTTCATACGGTCGGTGGCGTTGTACTGCCAGCTTGAGGCATCCACACTGATGTTGGTGATTTCCGCGATGTCTTTGTATTCAAGGACAACCGAACGCACCAAAGTATTACCCGCTACACCAGGCTCATCTGCCGTCTTTGGTGTTAACGCATGATGATCAATGGTCACTAATACATCGTATTCAGAGCAGTACGCCCCGGTCCAGTTAAACTGAAACGGACCAACATGACTGGTCAACGTAGTACTGTAAATGACCGAGTCTGAGGATAGGCGACCTCGTTGTTCAACCTGCTCTTGGTGAACAATATCATTAGTTGGAACCACATCACCGGGTTGTGGGAACTCTGGGCGGTTTGCTACATTCGCAAATATCATCTTGTCGATGATAAGCGGCTTTTCTTCCGCATTGAGCTGTGCCAGCAGTGCTTTACCTGCGGCGGTTAAAATTGACTTATCTGTTGTATTTGCCATGTTTAGTAGTTCCTCAGCCCTTCACTGTGGCTTGGTAATATTCGCAGTCGACGTTCAGAACACTTGGAAGCATGCCAACGTTGAACCTGGCCTTAACGTGGGACATGGAGTATTGCGCTTCAATATTCTTACTTCTCGCCGCTAGGGGCATTTCGACATAACTGGTGTATTGATAACGACGACAGGTTCTGCCGTATTGCCTGATGACGGTATCGAGCAACTTAGGGACGTTGGTTAAATCACCGTCTTTGATTTTTAAGCTGATGACATCCCAATCCACATTGGCTAAACGTTCGTCTTGAGTGATATGCGGATAGCCCAACTTAGCGAACATCTCCTCCCACCCCGCTATCGTGCCCGCGTCGCGAGCAAATCCGTATGCATGAGCCACACGAATACGAAACAGAGCTTCCGGCTCTTGGCCTAAGCGTTCGACTTCACGTTGCCAGGCAAGAATATTGACCAGTGCCATTGGCGCGGTTAACGGATCATGCTGCTGCAGTGGCATTTCGAATGCCGCTCTCACATGTTCCCAGTAGTTACGCATGGCTCGTGCGAACTTAGCCAGTTCGCCACGCCCCATCCAGTAACGCAGATTAATCTCAGGAATTTTCAACGGTCACCCCCAGAGAATTAATGCGCGGTACCGTCAAGTTATTGATGATGTCGGCGTTATCGAATTCGAGCGATTCAATCTCTGAAAACTGCTCATGCAGCTCTTGCCCTAATCTTGAGAAACTGAATCGAAGAACCGGACTAGTCACTGTTGGCGAGTAATCGGTGTTCTCACGGAAAGCCGCGCTAATAAACTGCTCCACTTTCATTTTCAACGCGTCTCGGCCTTCCATCGTTAATGAACGAAGTGGCCAAACCCGGCAGACAATATCGTGAGTCGTTTCTGGCATGGCGAGGACTTGCAGATCATCACCATGTCCGTGCTGACCTTCGACACGGATGTACTCATTCAAATCCGCCAACATTTCTGCCGATGGTTCCCCCGTATCTAAAAGAATGAACGCGTTTGCGGTACCTGGTCCACGCGGGGCGTTATGCTCAAAATAAACATTGTCGTCGTTGATACCTGCGCGACTGGTGAGCAGCGAACGGTAGGCCGCATCAATGTGCCATCTTGCTACTGCGCTCCATTGGTTACGTATACGTAGACGGAGTTCGTCATTACTCTCTTTGTCTGCCCCTGCTTCATTCAACCATTCGGCAGGGTTCGTCACTGCGCCAATACCCGGAATGGCTGTTGGTAAAATGTGGTAATACCCTTCACCTAGGTTGTAAGCCGCGCCCTCGTTCTCTGCCTCGACTTCTGCCATCACCATGGTTTCGTTTTCTGGCATCGTGGTATCCGCAAGCACCTTTACTCGGTAAATCGTGCCATTAATCGGTTCGGTCTGTACCCATGTATCTTTGGGAATAACCAACGCAGGTCCTTTAGCCGCAGAACGTTGAAAAGCGATCATCCCTTTGGCTTTGGTTGCCCCTTTGCGGGTGAGTTTGCATTGCCACGCCAACAGGTCGAGCCATTGATCAACGGCGGTCGCAACAAACATATTCGGCAAGACATAGCCAACCAATAAAGTATTGATAAGCCACATCGTGACTTTCACGACCGTGGCTTCAATAAGGCGCCAAAATGGAGAGAACGGCGAGTCGTTTGAGATGATGGAACCTTCTTTGTCCATTTCCTCTTTGAGTACTTTCTTCCACCCTGCTTCATCGGTTGGGATACCCGATTGCTTCACCAGTTCGGAATAGTCTGGTTTTGGAATATCAGTCATTAACGCTCTCCGTTATTCACTATCTCTAATTGCAACTCGCCAAAGTCCATGGTGTCGGCAAATACGTAAATCGTGCCCTCGGTCGGTTCATCCAAACGCACGGTACCTGGTACCAATCGAACGTCTTCTTCAACAAGCAGTTCCAGCCTGGTGCGGATATCGGCTTTCTTTGATGGGCTTCGCTCAGCAATTAAATCCACTGCTAAATTGCTCTCGATGATGGCGTGTTTGATGTCTTGGGCGATCACCGCACGGTCTTGAATCAAGATTGGGTTGCGGCCTGCATCGAGCACCACATCCCCGTTCTCAATCAAAATGTCCTGGTATTTGTAATCCGCCATTAGCCTGCCGCCATTTCTATTTCACTCGCTATGTCTTGCGGGCTGTTCATGTAGGTTGGATAAATCGCCACACCGCCGTAGTTGGTTGAGCTGGTTTGATAGCTGGCAATGTTCTTGGCTGCGCCTCCAGGTTGAATTTGTGCTCGAGGCGTAGCGCTTTGAACGGACTTCGATTTCACTTGAGTCACTTCATCATCACCGCCCAAACCTGGTATCCAATCAATGAGTCCTTTTACGGAATCCCAAATTCCCGCTAGGCTCTGAGAAATCCAATTGAACACTCCGGAAAAAACGTCCTTAATTGAGTTGGCCATATCACCGAGAAAGGCAAATCCACTAGTGTCGGTAAAGCCGCTCATGACCCATTGCCAACCTGCCTTGATGAACTCAAACATGGCTCTGAATGGAAGTGTGATTAAAGTGATTGCCCCTTCTAGTACTTGGAACCAGGTTGTGTCACCAAACGAGGCTTTCAGATCATCCCAGTAGAAGATCAGCGCACCGACTGCGGCGATTGCGGCAACGACAGCACCAGCAATGAATCCTATTGGGTTCGCCATCATTGCGATGTTTACCGCTAGCATTGCAACGCGAAGCGCTGCCATTCCTTTAGTTAGTAAAAAGTTCACCCCTGTAAACATCTTCATGGTGAGCATATAAGTCGCCATGACTTGTTTACCTACACCCATCATTAAGGTAAAAGCACCACCTGCTGCTGCTGCACCTAAAATCGCCATGGCAGCAAAACCAATGTACTTGGTCAGGTTCGGGAACATCTCTGTCCATTCGATGATTTCTATCGCACCATCAGCCAAGCTTGAAATCACAGGCAAGAGAGAAGGCAACAACGCGGCACCAAAAGCAGTGCGAACTGCAAACACGCCTTGTTCGAGTCGTTCCCATTGGTCGGTCATCGCTCCGGCCATGTTAATTGCCGTATTTAAGTTACTAGCATCATTTAGGTCTTTGACGCTGGATTGCAGCTCATTCGTTTTGCCTATCAAGTCGGTGATAAGCAGCACGGCTTCATCCGAGCCGAAAGCTTGCTTAATCTGATCAATTTCCAGTGAATCTAAATCACCGAATTGGTTGCGTAGTTTCGACATAATGTCGAACATGGGCAGCATTTTTCCGTTATTGTCGGTAAACGACATACCAAGCTTGTCTTGTGCTTTGACAACACCGTTCATAAAAGCTTTGTAACGAGTCCCCGCTTCACTACCAGTCATAGAGCCTTGTAGTAGGCCAAGCACGGCCATTTGCTCTTGAATGGCTACGCCGTGAGTTTTACCTAATGCGCCAACACCTTTAAACGCATCCGACATGCCTTGACCCGTGGTTTTGAACCTCTCGACAGATTTTGCGGTCATACCTGCCACTTGTTCAGCCCAGTTGTCTTTACCAATCCGATCGGCTTGGTCTTTAAAAACCGAGTACATGGTGCCCATGTAGTTGGTAATAGTGGCTGTATCTGCTTTAGTCGCAGCGGCTAAAATAGCCGAGCTTCTTGTGACACCCGCCAGTTCATCGCCTGTCATATCTCCCATAGCAGATTTGATATCATACGAAGCCGCCACAAATTCAGTGGCCGACTTACCGTATTCAACCGAAAACTTCATTGCGGTTTGGGTAAGGGTTTTTAGTTGGTCATCGGCAACACCAAGTGATTTCACTTCACCTAATGCCCTGTCCATCTCAATTGCTGGCATTAAGGCTTGTTGCAATGCAAAGCCAGCACCCACCATGCCTGCCGCGCCAGCCATCATGGTATGAGTACCCTGACGGTAGGTATTGGTGACATCATTCAAATTGCGTTGAATATTACCCAGAGGTTTAGAAATCTGGTCAATCAATCCAACTTGAAATCTGAGTGCTTCTGGTAACATCGTGTTCCTTATCAGCTAAACGCCTTGGCAACCCCGTTAGCGGTGGCAGCTTGCATGTTTTCCCAATACTGACGCTCTAACCAAATGGCCCTTGCAAGGTTCTCTTCGCTGTCTGTCTCACTCGGCAACCACTTACGACGCCAGGTGAGCATTTGTTCGAGCTCGTTGGAGTCCATAGCCCGAACAAGGGCATCTATTTTTTTACTTTGATCTGTAGCTTCGGCGTGTATTCCTTGAGAACTTCACCCACAACCTGAATCGCTGCTCCTGGGTTATCGTTCGTCAATTCACGGAAGGCTTCTTTGCTTTCTTCTGTAACGGTGTTCATCAGAAAGTTATGCGCAGAGTTCACGATTTCACCCTGTGCCAATGCGTTCATGTAGTCGTTGTAATCTGCTTCTGTTGGGACGAACGTGATATCTGCATCACCGACCGTTAGTACAATTTGCTTGCTCATGCTACATCTCTCTCTTTATCTAGCTTGGTTTCCAAACGGTCGAACCGTCCGTTAATTGAATCTTTCAAATCATCTACGGCTTCCCGTAGTTCGTGCTTGGTGGCGTACTTTTCAGCGACATCACCACGCAGTCGCTCAGTGGCTAGCTCATTGGCATGGATACGACGATCATGATCTCGGGCGGTGTTCTGCCCTTTATCCGTTCTGCCGAAAACCACATTGATGATGGCGATAAGCAGCGCTATCGTTGCCACAATCGCCGATATCCATGATGAATCCATCGCTATTCCTTCTGTGGCACTTCTTTTAAGCGTTTGCCTTGTAATGCATTGATGATGTCGTCAACCGTCTCTTGCAGAACGTCGTTTGTGCTAAGACCTTTCAAGGTTTCCAAGCCCCATACCACAACACGTGTGGCGAAGCGTTCAAGGATGATTGACCAACTGATTTGAAAGAACAGGCCTTTCAATACTTCCAACAATGTCTTGCCAACGATTCCAGTTATGAAACTCATGCTGCTTCTCCAATTAGCGATTGATATGCTTGCAGGTAATCTCCTGCGGTTGCTTTCCCTGCGCTCGTGTTCCAGTACTGCTTCGCGTACCGAGCCAAACCTTCTAGGTCATCAGCATCTGGTAACGCTTCTGGGAACCGAATTAAATTGAGCCGTGCGGTGGCCACTGCGAACTCTGGCGAGATCACCATGTAACGCGGGTCTAAGTGCTCAACGGGGCCAAACATCGACAATGCATCCAACAAGTGAGGGCGACTCTTACCTAACCACTCAACAAGCCAATTGAAGGTGGCGGGTTCCATTTGGGTAAAGCCCAATGCAGGACCACGTACTTGTTTTGAGTAAGTAAACTTTCCAGACTCATGGGCAATAATCATCAGGATCAGATTAATCGCCGCTTGAGTGTTCATTGTGCCTTTACCACCGGATGCCATATCTAAGTGGTCAAGGACTGGCTTCATGATTTTCTCAACAAAGAGCTTTGCTAAATTCATCGGTTCATTCGCTCCAATTCGCTTTGACACTGGGTGCAGTAGATGCAACCTGGTACTTTTTGGCGGCGTTTTTCTGGGATTGGGTCGCCACATTCGCCGCATTCATGTGCGCTTTCCCGTTCTTCAATTCGCTTAGCCCTTGCCAGTTGGTTGGCAAGCGCCACTTCTGTGAATTGGGTTTCAATACCGCAGGCATGGTCGATAACATCTGCCATCATGCCTCCTTGTTATTGAACCAAATCTTCGGTTTCATCCGGACGTAGGTACGGCACACCGTTGATGCTGACAAAGTCTGGGCTTGTCACCTCGAACGGCAGCTTGTGAACTAATGCACTACCGCCATTCGAATCGGCATCAAGTAGGTCAGAGATTTTGATACGACATCCGAAGGCTTCAATTTTGAGCTCATCTTTATCAATCTTGCCGTAGAACAGCGCGTCAAAATCAGGCATTCCTCGCCAAGAGCCGGCTTGTTTCGCAGCTTTGCCTAGCAGGTTAAATTGCTGCGTGGTCAGCTCCATTTCACCACTAGCCTCAACATCGCCGTCGACGTAACCATCTGGCACACCCGAGGTTTTATTGATGGCGGAATTATCGGTAATCGATAACGTGACTTTTTGTGCTTTGAGCTTGTAGTCACCTAAGGAGAAATGCATGTTCTTGCCAGAAATTCTCATGGATTACGCCTCCAAATCTGTAGGGTTAGTAAGATCAAGCGCGATGTTGACCACGATGTGTTTCGGGCAGTTATGAGGGCGAACCATCAAACCGATAGACACTTTGGTTTTGGTTACCCACTGAATGGTGACGTCCCCATCTTCTGGCGGCATGATTTCACCAGGGAAGGTAATACCGCCGACTTCTGTCGTTTTCGACATGTCACGCATATCTTTGCGAAAGTAAGTGCGGTTCAGCTCAATACTTGCAGGCGTTGAGTTAAGAATGCGGTCTGCAATACGGCGGATCGCTTTGATACGCACACGACGATTAAGCTTGTGCACCGGGCGAACGTATTCGAGGTACTGATAATCGCCGCCTTTGGCTTCCAATGTGGTCGCATCCGACCAGTACACCCCTTCTAAATCGGCATACCATTGCGGCAATGAGTAACGTGCATCAGCTAGCGTTGCGATGGTACTCATCTCTAATGCTTTCCCTGCGCTGTCCGTTGGCATGTCTCCCAAACTCAAGACTGAACCTGTTGCGACACGCATCGGGCTGTCTGCTACCGTGACGTTTCGATCACATAAACGACCAGCGAGTACACCTACGTTATTGCCGTTAAGCTGAGGAACGGGCGTCACGAGGTTTGCAGAAACATCTTTCACCAGGTCAAGCATGGCGGTTTCGTACTCTGCCCACGTTTGGCCTGTATCAGGGGTTGAATCAATGCCCGCACAAGCGGCGAGGAAGAACACCCAACGACCAAGTTTGCTAGTCAGCTCGGTTGCTTTCGACTGCATATCATCAAACTGAGTTTTGACCGTGACTGGGTCACAAATAGCAATGCCTTCGAATGAGTCAGTCCGGTTCGCCAGATCAACAGCGTCTTGCCAGGTATCGTCTGCATCTAAGCCAACAATCGCACCCGTCCAGTTTTGTTTGCCGTTAAGCTGGGCGGCTTTCACGTTCAGACCAAGCGCATCATCGGCAACAACTTCGTCAAGGTTGGTCATGTTATTAATACGGGTCACTTTGCCTTGCAGTTCGGCCTTGTCAGTACGCCCGATGAAAAGCACGTGACGTTCTATCTCAGGGATACCGCCTTGTGCCAAATTGAGATTGTTAACCTCTACCTTTCCGGTTGCCATTGGTTATTTCCTCTGTTTTGCCTGCTCAAATATCTTGATGAGCTGGCGGTTCACTTCACGTTCTTTACTACCGAGAATCTGACGCTCTGCTAATGGAATATCCCAACTGGTGATATTTGGCTGATTAGAGAGTTCTCGAATGAGCTGTCCTGCTTGTCCGTGGGTGATGGTTACCATCAACTCACGTAAGCTGGCTTTCTTTCGTCCTTTGCCGCTTTTTCTCGGTACCGTGTAGCCCAGTTCTCTTAGCTTTCTCGCTTGCCCCTTGGTACAAGGTGCTGAGTAATCCGGTTTGCCCCATCGCTTTTGCATTTGGCGCTTGGTCATTTTTTGCTTTTGACCAAGGTGGTGCCTTGCTGCGATTTTTGCGGTTAACTTATTACTCCAAGTCAAATCAAGCTGGTTGGCGTTTCTCACATAAGGCGTTAAGCCCTTTGCCATCCGCTTTAAAACCTTGCCTTTCTTCTTTCCTTTCTTTGGTTGTAGAGCGCGTCCGTTAACGTCTTTTTGAGAACGAATGCGCTTTCTGGTATTGGTCGTTTCCCAACGGCCAAGGGTTTTCAGTATCCAGACTCGCTTTTTAGGTGGCAGAGCCAGCATGGCCAGCTTTTCCTGCATGTTGAGCACATCGCGCTCATTGACCTTAATTTGCGGCTTCATTCACCAACTCCGCTTCTTCTGCGGTGTAGATTTCAACGGCCTGCACTCGGTAGGTTTCCCCTCGCCAAGTGATCATTCCCGCTGGGTCAGGGATCAGCTCAATCGGCTCCATCATTTCCAATTCAATGGCAACGTCGGCTACCTCACTGCTGATCACATCAACCGAAAGGTCTGGGTCGCCTAACTCATCTTCATTGCGCGTGGTGTCGTAATCGCTGAGCCAACAGGCAACCAGAGCAAGTAAGCAGCGAGGGTCCAAAAGTCGGTGCGGAAATTCTTCAATACTGATCACTGCGTTGTACTTCCAGTGACAGGCGATATAACCGCCGTTCCCTCGGTCTTCACCGTTTGGCACGATGGAGCCGTTTTCCTGCCAGGCATCAATTTTGTTATCGAGCACATTGGAATTCAGGTGACTGACGATGTAATCCGTCAGGTGTTCCAGCTTGGTTTTGTTGTAAGTGGTTTCGCTCATATCGAGTCAATCCCATTTGCACTGCGGCCAAGGAGCGCACGCACATCTTTGTTACTCTGGGCGAGAAAACGTGCCTCTTGTTCCGGTTCATCCGTTGCCACGCTTTCACCTTCTTTGCGGCGGTCTTGAGTCGCAAACTCTTTCATCAGTTCGGCGTGAGCCCGACCATAAACCGCACGCTTGTAGAGCATGATTTTCGGGCTGCTCAGCACTGGTTTTTCGCCATCTACGATCAGGCTTTCTAATCGTTCTTGAATATTCAGCGCGGCGATGGCCACCGCGTAGTTCAAAGAGTCGTTATCAAACGTATGGGGAACACGGCGTAAACTGCGAAATTCAGCCGTAGATAAATCCGGCCATCCTTCACCTGGTATGGCGATATCGACTGCACTGTTAACATTTCCGCCAAAGCTCATAACGGTCCCTTGATTAGTTAAATTAGGGCGCCTCTAGCCACTGGGTCGACGGTATCGAGTTAGCCGGTTAGCTTCTCTTACCTCACCAGCCGAGGCGCGGTGGCGTAGGAGTCTTTACAGATTCTTGCCTTCGTTAATGGCGCGAATACGGGCTTCAATCTTCTTGATTTGGGTACCCACCCCCACTTTGCTGTTCTTATCGTGCGCGTGTTGAAGCAGAGCCAATGCTTTTTCTAATGTTTCTACGTTGCCAACAGCTGTGGCTTGCGGCTGGCCTTCTTCATTTCGGATCAGGTATAAACCCGCGAACTTGTACCACTTAGCGTGAACCTTCTCGTGCAAGCGCCACTCTTTCTCGACCTTATCGAACACCTGGGAGAAGTAAGGCTCAATGGAATGACCACGTTCAGATTCTTTCTCCGCCCATGCCAACACTTCGTCAGCACAGAACGTCGGCCAGTCACGGCGGAAGTTTTCTGGCGTAGGCAAATCTAGCTCAATGGCTTTCATGCACCACTCAATCGCGGCATCCAGCTCTTTAATGTCGAATAGCCAAACCACCATGTTGGTAAAAATTGGGTTTTCGAACGCTTCGCCACTTTCTAAATAAGCCTGAACATACGGCTTGTATTTCGGTACCAGCACTTCACGCTTGTGCTTAATTCGATCAGCGATGGCGTTAAATGAGCGCAAATACTTGCGGTCTTCTTCAAACTCAATCAGCTTGATGTGCAGGCTGTCGGTATCTGCACCGGAAATGACTTCCGGTACAGACTGGTTAGCTTGCTGTTCAATGAGCTTTCGACGCTGTTTTGCTAATGGGCTAACCATGCATTACTCCTTAAGCAGCAGGCTCAACAACGGTCACCGCTTCAATCGCAGCGAACTTGTTCAGGTTACCGATGGCGTAACCTTCCATACGGATATGGTTTTGTTTGAAGCGAAGCGTGTCTTCATCATTCTTTTGCTTACGCCACTGCGTGCCTTCCTGCGTGAGTACTTGCAGGTTTTTGGTGTTGGTTACCCAAACCTGATCGACTGGGAAGAACGGCGCTTGATAGGCTTTCTTACCTGCAATGGTTTTTGCCAGTTGTTGAGCAGCTTTGTGCTCGGTAGGCGTGTTTGCCGCTTCCAGTAAACGGTGCTGCTCTGCTGCGACCAAGTTTGAACCGACGAGAACCACAAGATCAGGGTCTTGGCGGTGCTCTGGCGCAATCGTGGTATTGATCAGGTCTTGAACCAACGAATCTAGGTTTTTGTAAGAATCCGCGGTTGCACCTGATGAGTCGAGTTGGGCAGAAGCAAGGACTTGGCTCGCTTTCTTCTCTTTCGCGATAGTCAGCCAACCTTTGTTGACATCCTGACCAAGTGGATTTGCGACTGGGTCTGTTACCGTTGCAGCCGATGTACCATTGAAGCCAACACGTAGAATATCGAGAGCAAAACGGCGCGAGATGGCATTTTGCATCATCTTCAACCATTCATTTTTAGAACCTGAGTTCGCCCATTGAGTCATGGTTTCCCAAAGAATGTGCGCACCAGAATCAGTTTTAACCAACTCGTAGGTGTTACCACTTTGGCCTACTTCTACGCTAAAGCGCTCATTGTTGCCGCGGCCTGTTGATAGACCATCGTTACCAACATCAACAACCTGACCTTTGATTTGCTGTACAGGCAGCATCGCGATCATGCCCAAGAAGGCATCTGACTGCATAATTGCCTGACGCAGCTTAGTTTCCATTGGCGGCGTAAGGTTAAACATCGTTTGACCTGCTGACGCGCCTGCACTTGTCAACATAGTTGCAGAAAACTCTTGCAGGTATTGAGTTGAAATTGCGTTCAGCATTAAAACATCTCCTTAGCTGAGAATTTATCGTCAGCGCCAGAACCATCTGGTTCTTGACCCGGAACTTCTTTTGAAAGTTCAGCGAATTGGTTTTCGAGACCGTTCACTTTCTCGATTAACGGTTTTAGTTTTTCGTCCAGAGTGGCAGAGAACAGCTCAACGCTTGTTCCCTTCTCTTCTGGCTCTGGCGTTTCTGTTTCGTCTTGCAAGTTGAACTCTTCTTTCAGTTCTTGCTTGAACTCGCCTTTGAATGCAGAAAACTGCTCTTGCAGTGCTGCTTTAAGTTGCGCTTCGGTCACGTCGGTGTCCTCTACTTGTGATGGAGTTTCTGGCACTTCATCGCCAGAAGAGAAAAATTCATTGAATGCCGCAAAAAATCGGTCTTTGCGTGTAAAGCAATCGGAGAAGTCCACCTCTTCTAAATGGCTTGCTTTCATCTCGGTGGTTTCGCCAGATTGACGAGAAAATTGAAGGAGCGAAGTACCCGTGGAGGCTGGGGAGTCAGTCGCAGCTAGGCCCATTAAATAGCAACGTCCTTCGCCCTTGTAATCAGGATTTGGTTCGATGGATGTGAATAGCTTTTGCTTTTTTCGGTTGGCTTCGAGCATGAAGTCGTTCGGCTCTAACTTCGCGAACAGACGCATTTTGCCGCTTTCTTCCTCCGCTTTGAGCTCAATAACTTTGCCCCAGTTATCACCGTAACCATAAAATCGACGGTGCTCTGGCCAGATTAGCGCGGTGTACTCTTTTGGGTCATAGCTTGCCGCCATTTGCTCAATCCAATCACGGGTAATTTTGCGCCCGTCTACGGTTGGCCCCTCAGTAGCAATGATTTTCCAGTCACTAATCTTTGGCATTTTGGTACTCAAACTTGTCATTCACATATCGGTGTGAGCAAACAATACGCCTTTGAATAACGGCTTTCAGCCACTTCAATTCCTACCAATTCGGATTTTGCCAAAACTAGAATTTTCAGGAACTTATCTAGGTCATCTGCAAGTTTTCGGCGCGTATGATGCAGCTATGGCATATTCAGATGAAATAAGAGAAGCCGCGAAAAAGCTTTATTTACGCGGTGTTCCTCCGAAAGAAATTGCAGCGCAACTAAACCTCAATAGTGAGCGCATCCTTTATACCTGGGCGGAGAAATTCGGCTGGGCGTTGTTGTTGGATGAATTGTCTGTAGAGCAGATGATTAACCGCCGTTTAGCGGTGCTGATAGATAAGGATGAGAAAACCGATCAGCAGCTCAAGGAAATGGACAAGCTAATCGATCACCACGTTAAGCTGTTAAAAGCTCACGCTGATGCAAAAGCCAAAGCAGAGCGACACCTTTCGCAAGGCAGCTCACCAAAGAGTGATGGTGACTCATCAAAGCAAAGCAGCAGTGACGGCAACCGTAAAAGGAGCCGCAAGAAGAACAGCATTGAGCACCTAACAGAAGATGACTTTAAAGGCTGGCACGAATCCCTGTTCGAATACCAGCACACGATGCGTAACAACATCAAACAGCGTATTCGTAATATTCTCAAGTCTCGCCAAATTGGTGCTACTTACTATTTCAGTGGTGAAGCCTTAGAAGATGCGATTCTGACTGGTGACAACCAAATTTTTCTCTCTGCATCACGCGCACAGGCTGAAGTTTTCCGCAGCTACATCATTGCGATTGGTAAAGAGTTCTTAGACATTGAGTTAACCGGCAACCCTATTATTCTTTCCAATGGTGCCGAACTGCGCTTTTTGTCCACCAACAGCAAAACCGCGCAGAGTTATCACGGCCACGTTTATGTCGATGAATACTTCTGGATACCTAAGTTCGACGAGCTGAACAAACTAGCTTCGGCAATGGCAACACATAAGAAGTGGCGAAAAACTTACTTCTCAACACCATCTTCTAAAATGCACCAGGCTTACCCGTTCTGGACTGGTGACCAGTGGCGCAGAGGCAAAGACTCACGCGCCCATATCGAATTCCCGACTTTTGATGAATTCCGAGACGATGGCCGACTTTGCCCAGACAAACAGTGGCGTTATGTAGTCACCATTGAAGATGCCGCGAATGGTGGTTGTGACCTATTCGACATTGACGAACTACGCGAAGAATACAGCGATGATGACTTCAAAAACCTATTCATGTGCGTATTTGTCGATGGTTCATTGTCTGTCTTTAAATTCTCTGACCTTGAAAAAGGCATGGTGGATGCCGCTCACTGGCAAGACTTCAAACCAAATAGCAAACGCCCTTTTGCCACTCGAGAAGTTTGGTTGGGTTATGACCCAAGCCGCACCCGAGACAATGCCTGTTTGGTGGTTATCGCTCCGCCTGTCGTAGCGGGTGAACGTTTCCGTGTATTAGAAAAGCACTATTGGAAAGGCCTGAACTTCCAATATCACGTTGCGGAAATAGACAAAGTCTTTCAGCGCTACAAAGTAACGTACATCGGCGTCGACACCACGGGTATTGGCGGCGGTGTTTGGGACTTAATTTCGAAGAAATACCCACGTGAAGCTCACGCCATCCACTACAGCAACGAAAATAAGAACCGCTTAGTAATGAAGATGATTGACGTCGTAGAAGCCAAACGCCTGCAGTTCGATGCGCAGCACAAAGACATTGCCATGGCGTTTATGGCGATAAAGCGCGTGCCAACGGCCAGCGGTAACGCCATGACCTTTAAAGCAGAACGCAGTGAAACGACCGGACACGCCGATGCATTCTGGGCAATCTCTCACGCCATCATCAACGAGCCGTTAGATCACTTAACACCAACTAAATCAACCTGGGCCACTGCAGTATGACCGAGCAAATGAACACTTTAGTCAAACAAGAAGAACACGCGCCAGAGTCGGTCTATCACATCGACTCCTCACCAGAGTCCATCGACTCAAACAGTTGGATGACCACCTATTCAGATTTGTTTTACAACGATGGTGACGACTATTGGGAGCCTCCTATTTCACGCAGTGGTTTAGCAGATATTGCTCGTGCCAACGCCTATCATGGCTCATTGTTGATTGCTCGGGCAAACTACGTAGCCGGACGCTTCCTAAATGGAGGCGCGACCCGCCGCAGACACATCCAAGCCTTTTGCCGTGATTACTTCACCTTTGGCGATGCTGCTTTTCTTAAAATCCGTGACGGTTTCAAACGTGTGGTTCGCTTGCATCCATTACCTGGCATGTACCTTCGCAGGCGCAAAAACGGCAATTTCGTCATTTTGGAACGCGACAACCAGCAACGCGAATATAAAAAGGAAGATGTTATTTTCTTGCCTCAGTACGATCCGCAGCAGCAAATCTACGGTTTGGCGGATTACCTTGGCAGCATTCAGAGCAGCTTGCTGAATAAAGACGCGACTTTGTTCCGCCGTCGCTACTATAAGAACGGCGCACACATGGGCTTTATCTTCTACGCCACCGACCCAAACCTTAGTGAAGAAGATGAAGAAATGTTGAAGCAGAAGATCGCCAGCTCTAAGGGTGTGGGTAACTTCCGCAGTATGTTTGTGAATATTCCGAACGGCAAAGAGAAAGGGATTCAACTGATTCCGGTTGGTGATATCGCCACTAAAGATGAATTTGAGCGCATCAAAAATATTACCGCACAGGACATTCTCGTCGGCCACCGCTTCCCAGTCGGTAAAGCAGGCATTATTCCACAGGGTACCACCAGTTTAGGTGACCCAACGAAGATAGGCAGTGAATACGCCAAGGATGAGATCATCCCTGTGTGTGAGCTGATTATGGATGAGGTGAATTCAGACCCCGAGGTACCTAAGCACTTGCGCCTTAACTTCAATTTAATACATGGAGATACGGCCTAAACTCGCCCCCAAAACTGTATAAAAATACAGCCTTTTGACGTATGATTATTAAGTCAGTCAATAAGCCAGGTGTTTTATATGAGAGTGTTGTGCCCGGAGTGTGGAAGCAAAAGCCGTATCCAAAAATCCAACCGCTTAACCAACAGTCATTCAGATTTGTATTGCAGTTGCAGTGACCCAGAATGTGGACATACATTTGTGATGAATTTGTCTTATAGCCATACGTTGAGCCCATCGGCAAAAACGACAAGCCAACTGGCATTCAACTTGTGTAAGGCGTTGCCGCCAGAGGCACGGCAACAGCTCAAACACCAACTATCTATGTTATAAATTACTTCGACATAAAAGCAGTACTCTCCGTTTCGCAAGCCATCTCGATAATACTCAAGATGGCTTTTTGTTTTTTGGAGTCCAAATGCCCTTTCGCATCCGCCAGTATTAAGCCTGCTATATATGCACCTGCCGCTCGAGTTCGCTCTGTCGCCTCACTATTTGCTACACCATCAATGACGATCTCTAAAGCAGACAACATGATATCGTTTTGATTTTCATTCGACATATCAACACCCTTACTAATCACCATTGAAATATACTGTATATCCATACAGGTTTCTACAGTGGTTTTTAGACATAATTCACTCATTAAGAATTTTCCTTTGTTATTTCGAGTTAATAGAAATCACGCTGCCACATCATTTAAACAGGCGGTAAAGCATTCCCTAAGTGGGTAAATGCGTTGTTTACCAAACCAAGCTAACTTAGGTTCCAGATCGCGCAAGGCCTTAGAAAGTTGATGCAAATCACAAAAACAATCTAGAAATCGAGCTTGCGGAATTCAGTACCCGTGTTAAAGACGGAGCTACCCTTTCCTAAGAAAATTCACATGGGGGAGTTGGGGATGGAGTGTGTATTTATACTGCCAAATCAGTTTTACGAGTCAACAGCATTTTTTTAGCCGAAATTTACAACTATAATTAATTCTTTATTTTCAATACCTTAAAAGTTGTCACTATAATACCACAGTCAATTTTGTGACAATATTCACAAAGGCGTCACATCATAGTGACGCCTCTTTTTACTTCCACTGCTATCGGTTCGACACCAAAAGCAATGTCTTTGTTGTAGTGCTTGAAAAAGTTAAACCTTAACAGGCTCCATTCCGTTCGAAATGAACTAGGACTATTGCGATGCTGTTTGATGATCGCTGTAGGTTGGACTGTTATAACGACTTGGCAAATAAATAGGGACGCTAACCCAGTTCTGGATTTTGCTATAGCGGCATTAGATTAGCGGATGTAACCTATACTAGACTATGATATATGATGAGTATTGATGCATATTGATTAAGTTTTGACAATGTGCACATTGTTTGCAGTTTTAGGTTCATGTATAGTTTGTGACCTAATAAAGTTCGTATATTGTCGAGTATACAGACACAAAAATAAGAACATGCTAGAAAACAGCCACTAATGACTCAGTTAACGTATAAAGGTTTCCATGCTTGTAAAAACGAGGGTGGTTACAAACACATTGTAGAGAACATCCCGTTCAAAAGTGGGGATGGAAAAGACCAATGGTTAACTCAGGGGTATTACTTTTGGACTGACTACAATTATTGGGCAAAACAGTGGCGTAAAGAAAACATGCCACTTGAGCAAAAAGTGATTGGCGAATTCGATATAAAATTGTGTCACGAAACTGAGTTATTGGATCTAGTAGGTAACGTAGCGCATCAATTTGAGTTTCATAATTTGAAAAAGATTGTACTCAAAACGTTGCCAAAAGAAGAACAAAAAAAGGTCACTGTACATCAAATTATTAAATTCTTGAGAGCGCGGGAAGAAATTTTTCCCTACTCAGCTATAAAAGCACAAGATGGTAAAAGTTTGTTTAAGCTCCCGTTCGTAGACCCGGAGTTCAGCGGTGGTGATATGTCTTTAGTTACGCGTCAGCAGTTATGCGTCTTTGACAAAGCTAAGGACAGAATCTGTTTAAAACGGTTTGACCACCCTAAAGAATACGATGACCAATTTCAAACGAAGTAAATGGGATATGTTATGTTAAGTTTTGAAGAAAGATTAGCACTACTAGAAAAGGAACTTGCTGCAGCATCGCCAAAGGACGTCTTAGCTGAAATACAATCATATGAGGCTAAAGGACCTCTAGCTCACGATTTTTTGGAAGAGATTGTGAAGTACGATGTGGTATCTACCCCAAAGAGTATCCCTCTAGTTACAGAAACTATTAAGATTACGGCAAAGAACGATGAAAACTTCTACCTTAATCTTGATGATACTTACACTGATAGCCTGGGGTTTGCGGCATAGTAAATTATGATACTACGACTAAAAAGCACGTTTGTTGAATCCCTTTCGATAAAAGCCCAAAAAGGGTTAGAAAGAACTGAAGGTTTTCCCTTAACACTCGGGTCTGCGTTTAGCGAGCAAAGTGACGATTCATTTCAAATTATCTTCGACATCCAATTGAATGTCGAAAAAGCAGGTGCGCGAACCGACGTACCTTCACATTTATTTGACTTAAAATATGTCGCTGTATTTGAACTAGACGAACCGATAACTGAAGAGTTTATTGAAGGATTATTTCCAAAGGTAAATGCTCCAGCCATAGCCTACCCTTACATGCGAGCGTTTATAAGCACAACGTTACTCAATGCTGGTTATGACCCCGTGATGCTACCAAGCGTTAACTTTCAAGCATTAGCAACCAAAGCAGACTAATCATATAGCCACTCTTTCGAGTGGCTTTTTTGTATGTGTGTATGAATCATAATAGCGCCCAGTCGTCCCCATCAGGGAAGAACGACAGGCCTGGTTGTTGATACTCTTGCTTTTCTGGTTGGGCGAATACCTTGTCCCAACCTTCAAAATCCACCCATTTAAGATCATCTGCAGGCGCACGGTTTACTTCGACCAGCTGTGCCGGACGTATATTACCGTGTTCGTCTACCTCCGCAGGGCGGATTTGAATACTGGTTGCATCATCGATGCGAATTGAGCTGCCTTTTAGCAGTGCGGCCAGTGCCGTTTCATCAATATTTGGCGGATTACTCGCCCGACTATTCACCGGGTCTAAAATTCTGATTAGCTGATCGCTGACCTGCACCTCGCGATGCTCCGTACAGTTATTGACAGAACTCCGAGAGGACCCAAAGGCTCCAATAGCGGTCGCTGCGCTCCCTTGGGTGATCGCTTCAGCTTCTTCGATAACCTTTGATTTCTTCTGAATCGTCCAGACTTTAGTGCGAGTTTTCACGACTGCTTCTGGTGTTTGAAAACCTTCTACCTTGCGTACGTCTTCACCGTGAGGTGATGCGAAAGGAAGTACCTGATATGAGTTGGTGATCAGCAAATCTTCGCGCTTAACGAATGGTCCACCCTGCCCCATGATGTAACCTTGCCAGTTGCCATGGTCTGCGGCTTTCATCGTGTCTAAGATGCAAGCTTCATCAGACTGGATTCGTGCCTGGTAGTTTTTACCGATCACTTCCACCAACTCTTTGTTGGTTAGCAGGCGATCAGGTTTGACCGGGCCAACGACATGGCGTTGTAGCATGTGGTACATATCTAACAGGTCAGCGCGTTCTTGCATGAACACGTATTCCATAAAGGCTTTTTTGTTTTGGCTTGCGAATCGACGCAGCTCACGGTAAGTCGTAACCGGTGCACCACCGAAGAATTGAAACTGGCGAATCGCCCAGCGGCTTTTCCAAGCGCTGACGTTCTTGGCCATGTCTTTAACGGATTTGCCTGTTTCGTCAGAAACTTCATCGTCCATAGCAAAGCCGTCGATATTCTTAGAAATGTATTTAGCGATGTATCCCGTAGCTGTGCCTTTCTCTGGGTCGATATAGCCAAAGTCACAACGTGGGCGGTAATCCATAGGACCAACATAAGTACACTTACGAAATGGCTTTTGCTTTTCCTTTTCGTATTGCGGGTGCAGTTCTGCACGGTCTTCTTTGGTAGCGTATGAAATAAAGATGTCACGCACTTGCGTCACTTCTTCCGGTTTTACCCAGATCAGCAAATGCCAGTGAGGTGTTCCATCGTGATGAGGCTCAGCAACACGTACGCCAAACCAGCGAATTTCTTCACGGCCTAACTTGGCGCGAATACGCTGCCAAGCATTGTTTAAGTATGCTTGCGCCTCTCGTGGGCTAGCACCGTTCCAATGCTCAATGAAACCGCCTTTCTTATAGGAGTTGTGGTATTTAGATGGCGTGGTTAACGTTAGGAACAAACCTTGTAAACCGAGCTCATTGCCGATGTTTTCACAACCGCGACAACGCACCATCAACTCATGACGACGAATGGCTGGGTTAGACACGCTTTTCAGAACCATTTCGGACAGGTCTGCTTTTTCTTCGGTTTCTTCGTCGAAAAGTTCACACTGCTTGATGTATTCCCAATTACGCTTTTGTTGCTCTTGGTGCTCACGAACACAATCCCAAGACGCATAAGCAGAGGCTTTTGAAGATACTTGCCCCATGGCAATCGCTAGGTGTTCACGCATAATTTTTCGCGCCTTCACCAAACGACCAAGCCACCACTTCTCGCTAATCATGCGAGAGATATCTTGCAGAGCAGACAACTCATTTTGCTTTTTGTATTTACATGGTGGCTTAATGCCGAATTCGGAAGTGAAAGCAGCTAGCTGATGATAGCCCTCAACAACAGGACAGAACGTTTTGTCCTTTTCCAGTTCAGCTTCCGTAATGCTTGCCAACTTAGAAGAGATAATTTGGAAACGCGCATTCATGATTTTGCCAATCTTGAATGCCATCTCTTTGATTTCGTCCAGTTCTAATTCGGCCAAGATGCGGCTTTTCACTGGCTTGCGGTTTTTCTCTGCTTTGTCGAAATCAAAACGAAGTTGAGGTTTTGCGATCGCAGGATGTGCAGAAACAAAGTCGCTTTGGTCAGTGGTTTCAATTTCTTCACTGAGCAAAGCCACCTTTTGAGTGGTTGGTAATTTCTTGTAGCGAGTCATGACCATGCGAACACGTTCCGCTGCGGGACGCATTCTTTCACGCAAGAAAGTATTCGCTTTCTGCTGTGGGTTGCGAATGCCTTTTTTCTTGTCGCTGTCACTTAACTTAGCGTTGCAAGTTTTGATGTAACGTTTAGCAAAGTACTTAACCAAATAATCTGGCAAGTTCTCAAACTGCTTTTTGCACCATTCAAAATCACGTGGGTTCGCCTCGAACAGGTTACGTTCGATCACGCTCATGTCGTCAGGCTCTAGAGACTCATCAAAACGTCTTGCTCCAAAGCAAGCATCCGCAATCGTTTTTGGCGGTTGCGGAAAAACATGCATGCTTCCCCAACTTTGACAAGCCAGAGAAGCTGCACGTTTGTAATCATGGTCAAACCCGAACTTATCTAAGTCCAGTAGCTCGATTTCTGTTGGTTCGCTCACGCTGCCGTCTCATGACCAACAGACACGATATGACTTAGCCCTTGAGGAATATCGAAGCGATTGCCATTATCCCAAATGAACCATGCATATTCACACGAATCTGAACCACCGCCCACAAAGCGAGGGCGAGGAACGATGATTGGACACTTTGGCGGAAAGCCGATTTCAAACCAAAAAGGCAAACGCTTTTTGGATCCCAAATAGTTAACACGTTGCAGGTACGCCATTGTTCCGTCTGGTGCCAACTCACTTAGGCTCTTACGAATGAATTCTTCTGTTAGTGAAAACGGTGGATTGGTGATGATCACATCTTGAATACCGAAATCAGTTGTTAGGTAATCAATACCTTTTGCGATTTCCGCAAATGACTTTTGGTTTTGAGGTAGTGCGGCCTTTTCGAAGATCGCACCCGTGCCGTAGCAAGGTTCAAGAAACTTGTCTGTTGGGCGAAACGTTAACTTTGACAGCAGAGCATCAACCACTTCTGATGGCGTTGGGTAAAGTTCACGTTCTATTACTTTTCCGTTAGTTGAACTCATTTCGAATCCCCCACAACTTTTGCAAGGAACTGGTTCGCCAGTGACACAAACTCACGCGCATCGTTCGACGTTCTTTCCGCATCTGCTGTTGTATGCCCTGCTTTTTTAATGATGTTGTAGCTTGCATCAATACAGTCACAAGTTTCTTCTAATCGATCACGTAGGTAACAGATAAGGTCTATTGCAGTATGTGATACTCGGCTCTTGATGGAAAGGACGCACCATCCTTCTTCGATGCCAAATTGTCCACCATGTAAAACATGGCTAACCTCGGCATTCATTTCCTGTCCGGTGTATTTACCATCCAAGTCAATTTCACGCAGGTTCAAGCAGTCGCCTTCTTTATAGTCACGATCATTAATTCGAACTTCATGCATTTTTCGACCAGCTAATACATCAATAAAATGCTCTGACTGGATTTTAAGTTCGTGGATTTTTATAGTGCTCATGCTTCCACCTCCGCTTTAGCTTCGGCTTGTTCACGCGCTTCAATGATTAGTTCTGTTACGTTGCTCTCAATATGCAGTAACACTTGAAGTGCATCGACTGCAGTTAAGTCAACCTCAGCCATAAATAGCCCATTGTTAGCTTCATTTCCCAGACCATAAACTTGAACTTCAAACATGCTGTATGCAGCACGAAACTCAGTAAATACAAGTAGTACGTCCGTATTCGCCATTGCCAAAACATTAATGGCATGAACGATGTCATAAACTTCACGCTTTTCGATTGCTTCCAATACGCAACGTGCATTGTCGGCAATTTGCTCTGCTGTATTTTCCGGTTGGTCAGAGAAATCCGCTCTAACGGTGACCATGTGCTTTGGAAGCAAACAACTTAGTGCATACACAAGACTACGTTGGTTGCTCATTGTTAGGTCGTGCATTTGGCGAGATTGGCGAAGCATTTCAACAGCTTCGGTATGTAGTTCTTGTGCTTGTTTAAGTTCGGTATTCATCTTCTATGCTCCTACGCTAAGACGAAAAAAGCCCCCTGTTACAGGGGCAAAGGCTGGCTTGGTGATTAATAGGTGTTACTGAATTGGTAGTGCTTGAGGCGACGAACATCGCCGACATTGCGATCAAACAACGTCGCGATTTCTTTAATTTGTTGCATGCCGTTGCGGATTTTTTGTAGTTCTAAATCGTTAAAGCTATCGAACTCACGGACGTGCTCCGAAGCTTTAAGATCTCCGGCAATCAATACCATGCCGCGAAAACGAGGTGGCATACCGTCCCACAATTCTTTTAACTTACTTCGTGTAGCGGAACCGTTGAAAAGCGCTTTGCAAGCGGCAATGCTCTCGTTTGCGTTTGGTGCTTGTTGCAATTGTTCTTGTTGAATAGCTAACTGACTCATTGGTTCTCCTTAGGCTAAACCCGGAAGTGGTGCACCGTTGGCTAGGAAATCTGTGCCCATTTGCATGAGTGGTTGTAAGCCCGTAGTGCGGTTCTCTAGATCGGAAATCATCAAAACAAGGTTGCCAAGTGCAGCGTGCGCTTTGGCTAAGGTCTTGTTTTTGGTTGAACGCGGTAGGCGCTCTGCGGTGCACATTTGCATTGCATCGCCAGAAAGCTCGCCGCTTAGCGCGTTATTGAGTAGCGTGCGCTCTATGAAGTTTTTCTGTTCTGATTCCTGTGGCAGCGCCACGGTCACGGTGCCTAAGTTGCTATAAAGAACGTTATGGATTGAGTAGTCGCCGGAGTGATAACACAACCAGGCTAACTCGATGGCGTATAGCTTGTGCGGCTGCTCTGGGTTGAGCTTGTTGCGCAGCATGGTTTCGCCCATGTCCATCTTTCTGGCTAATCCTGCCATGTTGTGATTGGTTGCAAATGCGCAGCACGCCTCGTCAAACGCGTTTTGTTTGGCCTCACGTAATCTGCACATGGCGATGTTTGCGTCCATGTTTGACAATCCTTATAGCAACGTTGGAATGCAAATGACTGCCCAGGCGAATAAATGAAGCCAAAGCGGGCAGTAAGTTTTGGTTGGAATCAGGGAGGAAACGCGCATGACTTATCCTAACTTTGCAAGCGCTTCGCGAGCGGCTATCTCATTCATTGCAATAAGGTTTACCAGCGGCTTTTCTTTTGGGGCTCTTTTTTCTTGGATGATGATGCGGCCTTTGCGGACGTAATCTCGAATCGTTTCCAGCTTAAGGCCAGTGATGCGTGAGTATTCTTCAAACGTCACAAATGGCACGGGTAATACTGGGTTGTATGACAACATGATGGTATCCTACTTAGTTGATTTAACGACATTTCACTATACTCACGATTATTCGCACTAATCATGAGACACGAGAATATTAGATCGACAAAAGGAATATTTCAATTGCTTTTTGTCGATCTAAATCAACAAAACGAATAGTTGATTATGAAAGACAATAAAATTCTTCCTTTTAATTATCTAAAAGGCGATGAGTTTACAGAAAGACTTAAAGAAGTTACTGGATGTCGAACCTTTCTCGACATGGCTGAACTTTTAGATGTACCAAAGGCAACTTTTAGTGCTTGGAAGCTTCATGACCGTACATCTCACGAGCTTATGGTTCGGCTTCATCTTGCTTTGGGTGTTCCTATTGAAGAGTTGGCGTTAAAGCCGGAAGACCGAGATAAAGTAAGAAGCAGTGACGCAGCAAAAAAAGCGGCGACTTATCATAGCGCTGAGCGATTGGAAAACCCGCAGCACGGCTCGGTCATTATAAAAAGCTACTGCTTAACGAATGGAAAGCTGCTAGATACGGGCGAAGTGCCGTATCCAGTTCGCCGCATTAATGGCTTTGGTTTAGAGAATTCAGATCTCATTGAGATTGAAACCAATCAAAGTGTGGTATTGGTCGATAAGAAAGAGAACGACGCTATGAACGGTAATTACCTCATTGGCATCGACGGCCGACACTCAATTAACCAGATTCAACGCCTACCCGGTAAACTCGCCATCGCTTTCGACGGACAAACGATTGAAGTTCAGGACGGTGATATCGAGGTAATCGGTAAGGTAGTGTTAGAAACAAAACTTAAATAAAAAATATTAATTGGTTGTCTAGGAGTAAAAACATATGGAACAAGGAGCGTTAACCGCCCTCATTATCTTCTTTTTGCCGTTACTATTACTCGTCGTTAGCTGGATGAGAGGTAAAAAGAACAAGAAGGCTTACGAAGAAAAACTCGCAGACTCTAACAAACAACTCGAGTATGTATATGGCAAAGTAGCTCGCCTTGAAGAAGAGCGAAGAGACTTGAAAACTAAATATGGCCCGATCATAGATATAGAAGGCCATGCTGCCAAACTACTCGATGAAGCAGAAGAAGATGCAGCATCTAAACGTGATCAGTCTTTAAAGTTGTTAGCTGAAGCCGAAGCAAATGCGGACGAAATTCGCCAAGAAGCTAAGTCTCTTAGGTCAGAAGCGACTCAAAGATTGAAAGATTCGAAAGAAAAAGCTGAATTAATTAAGAGTGAAGCCAGAGTCGAAGCTGAGAGGGTTATCAGCTTTGCAGAGGCTCAAGCTAAGGAAATTGCAGGTGACGCTTACGAAGCTAAAGCGAAAGCAGACTCGTATGATAAAGCTATTCGCGCAATGCGAAACACCATTGAAGGCTACAAAGATGACTACATCATCCCGAACCACTCTGTGTTAGACGACCTAGCTGATGAGTTCGGTCATAAGGAAGCTGGTGAAGAACTCAAAGCGGCAAGAAAGAGAGTTCGTGATATGGTTAAGGATGGTTATGCCGGTGCATGTGATTATGCAGAAGTTCACCGTAAAACCTATGCTATTCATTTTGCTGTCGACGCTTTTAACGGGAAAGTAGATAGCGCACTATCGAAAGTTAAACATGATAATTACGGGAAAATTAAGCAAGAAATCATCGATGCTTTTGCTCTCGTTAATCATAACGGCGCCCCCTTCAGAAATGCACGTATCAACCAAGAGTATTTAGACGCGAGACTCAATGAGCTTAAGTGGGCAGTAGCCACCTTTGAACTCAAAAAAATCGAAAGAGAAGAGCAAGCCGAAATCAAAGCGCAAATTCGAGAAGAAGAGCGAGCTATTCGAGAAATGGAAAAGGCTCGTAAAGAGGCAGAGAAAGAAGAACGCCTGCTTCAAAAAGCGCTTGAGAAAGCTCGCGCTGAACTTGCAGCCGCGAATGATGAGCAAAGAGCTCAGTATGAATCACAGCTTGCTGAACTCGAAGGCAAACTTAAAGAAGCAGAAGAGAAAGGCCAACGCGCCCTATCTATGGCCCAACAAACTCGCAGAGGCCACGTTTACGTTATTAGTAACATCGGCAGCTTTGGTGAAGAAGTCTTTAAGATTGGTATGACTCGAAGGTTAGAGCCAATGGATCGAGTCAAAGAACTAGGAGACGCTTCCGTTCCGTTCTCATTTGATGTCCATGCAATGATTTACAGTGAAGACGCCCCAGCTCTAGAAAAAGAACTTCATAGAAGGTTTGATTTGGACTCTGTGAACAAGGTTAATCCGCGCAAAGAGTTTTTCAGAACATCGGTTGCGGAAATCAAACAAGCTGTAGAACAAAATGGTGTTACTGACGTTCATTGGACTCTAAAAGCAGAAGCAGCAGAGTACCGAGAAAGTCTTGCTATCGCTAAAGAGCAGCTAGCGGAAGCAGTCGCATAGCTCGTAAAGTTATTGGCTAAAGGCGTAACAATTTTAAACCGTCACCAATTAAGAACTGTTGGAAACTGGTGAAGTACCAGCGGATGTTTAACGGCAAAAAATAATGATTAACTGGCTAGTATAAGCATGAAACAAAAATTACAACAATCAGATAGAGAATACGCCAAAAGGTATTTGAAGCCTCGTAGTTCATCTAGGAAAAATAGAAAAGTATTCGATGGGTTAGGTACTACAGAACTATCTAAGTATGAAACAATTAACACGTTGTTTGGAAAACCTATACTCCCCGTTCCCGAGTACTTAGATCTTTCGAGAGATGGATTCTCAGAAGAACTTGTCATATTTATTACTTATCTTGAAAGTTTATTAAGTGAATACAATCACATTTACCTGTCATTCAAAGAGACGAAAAAAGTCAGGCTTCCGATGTTCTTGATGCTCGTTGCAATTCAAGAGAAATATAACGCTAAGATATCTGTCATCTGGGCAAGCAATAAGTTTAATGCTGTAAACAAAGCTATCATCGAAGCAGGAGCTTTTGAGAGCGCAAGTAAGCGCAGAGCTACCCTTGCTGATAGTGAAGACATTAGAATACCCGTTATTAGCGGCAGCAATGAAGAGTTCGTTGACTTCCCCGACATACTTGTTGATGCTATTCGAGACAAGTTCTACGATGGCGATATTCCCACGAAAGTAGAAGATAAAATTGCCCAAGCCGTTACAGAAACTTTAGAAAACGTTGGACGTCATGCCTATCCAGACGAAAAAAGAGATCTCAATAAAAAGTGGTGGTTGATTTGCTCTGTTGGGCACACTGATGCGAACGCAACTGATAGGTATATGTTTTTGGCAATTTATGATGCAGGAAGAGGTATTCCATCATCGTTCTCGGATAGCCCCGTTTTTCAAAATAGGGTTAAAAGGCACTATCCTCAACAATATAAAACGTTGATCCAAGGCGATGATGTTGCTAGAAGTAAAAAACATGCTCTTACTGGAATAGCGAGAACATTTGGCTCTTACGTTTTACCGTTTAGGAATATGATTGGAGATTCAGGTTTAATTTATGCGTCAATGATGCAAGACTTAACAAGGTTAGATGACGAAGATCACGGCCAAGGCAGTAAATCAATAAAAGACGTCATTACAAATGACGCAGACAGTTTATTACTGGTGTTTAGTAATAAAGGTTGTTATCAATACAACAAAGGGCACAGTGAAGAACATTCACGAATTGAACATTCACATGAGCTGCCCGGCACAATGCTACAATGGAGTATAAATTTAGATGAGCTCGATTAGAGAAATCAAGTTGGTCGATGAGTTTCACACCCGTCCTAAAGGTAGGTACGCAACAGATGCACCTGGTTGTGAATTTACGGCAGGTGAGGTTTTTAGAAAAAACATACTCATCAAGGCGATGAAAAATGAAGAGTACGAAAAAGTTATTGTAGATTTAACTGGCTACAACCGATACGGTCGTTCATTTTTATCTGAAGCCTTTGCTGGACTTATTTCTAGGGAAGGGCTTACCAAGGCTCAATTGGATGCAAAACTAGTAGTTAAGCACGATACCAATCAAAACTTCATAGATATAGTGAACGAACGAATCGCAGCTGCAGAGTTGAAACGTACTCAAAATGGTTAAAGGCTTTGTATTTGAATGGGTGTTTATTAGCTGGATAATATCGCTCTTCATTCATCACCATAATATCAAACGAGTTGCGATTCTGAACCACAAAGATTCCCTCGTTGATGCACTATCTTCCATTTCCGACCTTTCATGGCAAGACAAGGAAGATAATTCTTTCTATCAAAGCGAAAGGTACAACACAAAAGTTGAAAGCGTTTTTTGGAAAGTCAAACAGCTGAACACTTTAGCGTCTTGTGACTTAGTCCCTGAAGACGAACTGAGAGCCCTATATGATTTTGATATCGATGCTTTTGTTGATGAAGATACCGATAACAAAGAAAAGGGCTCACTAAAGTTTTCACTTCAAGAGACTTGCGACATCATCATTAGTAAAGTTGAAACTCGCCACTTCGAAAAGGTATTAAAGCCAAAGACATACATCCTCTGGTCTGCTCGGTATTCAATTGGTGGTCTTTTATTTGCCTTGGTCGTTGTTTATCTGTTCATTGAAATCATGTCCTTTTTCTTCCGTTAAACCATGACCGTCCGAAATCTTAAAGACGCCAGTAAAAAGCCTTGGCTCTGTGAGTGTTACCCACAGGGCCGAGCTGGTAAACGCATTCGCAAGCGCTTTGCTACAAAAGGTGAAGCGGTTTCCTTTGAACAGTTCACCATGCGCGAAGTTAACGACAAGCCCTGGCTTGGTGACAAACCCGATCACCGCCGTTTAACCGATGTGATTGAACTGTGGTACCAACTGCACGGTAAGAACCTGAAATCCGGTGAGCGTTCAAGATACCGCATGATGCTTACGGCCAAAGAACTAAATAACCCGATTGCGTCTTTACTGACTTCTAATGACCTCGCCCATTACCGCGCTGCTCGTGTAAATAAAGGTCGCGGCCGTGAAAACAGGGAAATGGCGATCAGCTCTAACAATGGTGATATTGCGCTGTTGAAATCAATGTTCAATCGCTTGATAGCACTCAATGAGTGGCGGAACCCAAATCCCGTGACTGGTATCGAGCCAGTCAAGAAGGCTCAATCTGAATTAACGTTTTTAAGAGAAGAGCAAATCATCCGTCTTTTCGAAACGATTAAGCAAAGTTGGAGTAATGACCAGCTGCGCCTGATTTATAAAATCTGTTTAGCCACTGGTGCTCGTATCAATGAAGCGGTTTTGCTGCGCGGTGAGCATGTGTTCGGCAATAAGATTACGTTTGTAAACACCAAGGGCAAGCGAAACCGCACTATCCCAATCTCTGAAGAGTTGTTTGCAGAGCTTAACCCCACATCGAGTGGCCGATTGTTCACATGTGGTTATGGTGTCGCGCATAAGTGGATTGATAAAGCGTTACCTGAATTACCTAAGGGACAAGCTACTCACGTTTTGCGCCATACTTTCGCCACGGCTTTCATGCGTAATGGCGGCAATATCCTCGATTTGAAAGCGGCACTAGGCCATGTCAAAATTGAACAAACGATGGTTTACGCCCATTTTTCGCCAGATCACCTTTCGTCGGTAGTCAATTTCAACCCTATCAACGGCCTTAAAGTATAACGATAAAAGTGGCGACAAAGTGGCGGCATTGCTCAACAAACCTCGCCATTATCCATCAACATACATTTTATTAGTTTTTAAAAACCCCTTAGTTACAAGGCATTGCAAGGGACAACAATAGGTTTAAAAGTATATGAAAGTAATCAGCTTTAACATCAATGGACTACGTGCTCGACTGCACCAACTCCAAGCGCTAATCGATAAACACCAGCCTGACGTTATTGGTCTTCAAGAGATTAAGGTGCATGATGAAGCGTTCCCGATTGAAGATGTCGAAGCCATGGGTTACAAAGTGTATTTTCATGGCCAGAAGGCGCATTACGGCGTAGCGATGCTTTGTAAGCAAGAGCCAATCCGCGTACAAAAAGGTTTTCCAACGGATAACGAAGAACACCAAAAGCGCATGATCATGGCGACGTTTGAAAACGAAAATGGTGAAAAAGTAACGGTGCTTAATGGCTACTTCCCTCAAGGGGACAACATTAACCACGAAACGAAGTTCCCATACAAGCGCCAGTTCTACAAAGATCTAATGACGTATCTAAACGATCATCACAGCAACGATGAACAGTTGATTGTTATGGGTGATATCAACATCAGCCCTATCGATTCAGATATCGGTATCGGAGAACCGAACCATAAGCGTTGGTTGAAAACGGGTAAATGCTCTTTCCAACCAGAAGAACGTGAATGGCTGAAAACGTTGTTAGATTGGGGCTTTGAAGATACTTTCCGTAAGCTCTACCCAGAAGTGAACGATCGCTTCTCGTGGTTTGACTACCGATCTCGCGGCTTTGATGACAACCGAGGCCTACGAATTGATGTGATTTTGGCGACTCCTTCTCTCGCGCAAAAATGTATTGAGTCGGGTATCGATTATGAATTACGCGGTATTGAAAAGCCTTCAGACCACGCGCCAATCTGGTCGACATTCAAGTAATACATTGCAAAGCAATAACCGTGACTCAACGCTAAGGTAAATCTAGTAAAAAGGGAGACTCAGTCTCCCTTTTTCATGCACGTTATTTTCTACTCAGCTAGTTCAGCGGCCAAACCGTTTGACCATCAATACTTACTGGCGTTTGAGCGAATTCGTTCAGACAGTAACCGGTATTGCTGCTTGCAAAGTAAGTGAGAGGTATCGGCGTCAGATTCAACGCAACAACTTGTTGCTTCGCTTTTTCTGAGAACGAAAATCCCCACATGTCGAGATAGTTAGTCATATCTCGCTGAGCCACGTAACTTAGGGCAATGAGCAGCCAGTCGTTGTTTGAGATACTGTTCGCTTCATCTTTGGTATACATCGAGAAGCCAATGCTTGATTGTTTCGCATTCCACAGTGCCTCATCTGCTTTCAAACGATTAAACTCACGCTCAATAAGATGAAGTCGCGCCAGTAAATGCCAACCATTTTTAAGCACACCTTCGTGCTGAGTTGCCATCATCATTTGAATGTAAACGCGAGCACCCCAGCTCCAACCCGTTTGGTTTTGCTCCGCCATATAAGCATTTGGATCGCTTTGTGTTCGACTGGTTTGCAACAGTTCAAACTGACCTTTGAAATCCAAGCTTTGGCAGGTTGATTCCTTACCCGTATTTTGGAAGAAACGAGACTTGCTGTAGTAGGAGTAGTAGTTGGTCGTCGAATGCCCTTCCCAACCCGCGAATCGGAATCGTCCTTTCTCTAAACCATGACCTAGTTCATGCAAATCACCGTGACCTAAAGGACTGAAGGCCCAATAAGCATCGTACGGGTTACCAGAGCAGCCATAACCACAAGTGGCTTGGTCAGCATTCATGTGCTTAACCATATCAATATTGGCAATTTCCCAGCCTTGGTTTTGAGCGTATTGAATAATTTCAGGTACTTCGTCTATACCCGGCCCTTGGAAACCAGCCAGAACATGCGGGTAGTTATGAACATATTCTTCTGTTGCAAGCGCCATTTCCGCAGGAGTAGACCACATTTCATCGTTGACCGACTCTAACATCTTGTCACGCTTTGAGTGCACTTCAAACCCAGGGGTGATCAGCTCGGCCCAATCAAACAAATTGGCTTCTAGCTGCTGAATAAAGGTGTCGTTGTCCTTCTCACTTCTCCATACAGGATGCTGTGCCACATGGTTAAATCTCAGTTCAACCGGAATATCATTTTTGTCAAAGTGAACCTGTACTGGGCCGCCATAAGGAGAAGTCAGCGTGATGGTTTCACCCGCTTTGACTTCGTAAGCAAATGAAGTCAGCAGTTTAGGTCGAGTATAACCGTCTTTACTGAACTCATGAGTCGCTCCACTTCTTAAGCTATTGATGACAATTTTTGTGGTCACATCATTGTTGTCTTTACGCGTTACCGTGAAAGTCTCACCTGGCAGCGCATACACTCCTGCCGAACGGAAGTTGCGTTTAGACTCCATATTCACCGTAGTATCAATTCTCTTTACATCGGCCCCAAATTCACTGCGGCTGAAGTTTCCCATATTTGGTTGTTTTGGGTTGATGCGACGACTGTTGTATTGAACGTAGTCCGCGAAATACGATTTCAAAAATTCAGTCGTCCCCGTAGACTGCTTATCCATTGGAAAGGAGGCCGTTTGACGATAATGATCCGCCAATAACACCATCAGCTTTTCGTATTGATAACCATCTTGTTCAAACAACGAGATTTTTTGCTCATCAAGTGATTTCAGCCATTGGCGAATGCTGTTGGCAGCGTCGTAAAACTGACTGTCCATGTTCGCTACTTCTGGGCATGATTTATCATCACATTGGGACAAATCAACATTGAAGTTTTGAGTTTCGAAACGGGATAACAACGCTTGTTGCGTGATGACAGAATCTGGCACAAAGTTCATCAGTGATGAAGGTGCCCAATCGACCAAACCTAACTTACGCCAATAGTTGTCCCCCACGTAGTCAACATGGAATTTTGCCAAAATGTCTCGGCCAAGATCGGTCAGCCCACCGTCCCAATGCAGATATAGAACCGGAATTTTAGCTTGCTCGGCATAAGCCAGCGCATCTATTACCTGTTGGTTGGTATCTCCCGACAGCAAATGTTGTGACAGAATCAACAGGTTTGGCTTATCGGCTTTCAAGCAGCTAAGTAATTTTGAACCGTCGCACAGGTTAGCTTCATTAAATGTCAGGTCTGGTGAAATATTGTTGTTTAACCAACTGCGCGTCGCTTGCTCATCAGGAAAGTAATAAGACTGATCCATTTGCGCGATGACGACGTTTGAAGTAGCTCCACCTGACAACCAAGTAACGAGGTTTTTTAACCATTGAGTCATTGCCGCATTAGAAGAATCAGGAAAACGTTGTGCGGTTCGAAATGGGTTACTGCCTAAAACAGCATAACGCTGGCCATTAGTTTGCTCACCAGCAATCCCAATCGACAACGCTTGGTCTTTGTAGCCACTCGACATCGCTTTATTGGTCATCAAGATGGTGTCGTTGAATCCATAGGTAGGAGCAAAAATCGCGGCATCATGCGTCGGATCCCAGTAAAGACCCGAAAGATTTTTTGCTATCGCAGATTTGATCGCATTCGACTGTTTCTTGTGCGCCTCAACAACTTGACGGCTTTCACGAATAAAGTCATTTGGGTCAGAAACCAACAGGGCATTGCCCGTTTCTAGCGCTTGTTGAACAGGAACTGGAGTTGGTGTGACTTGACTGTTTGATTGTGACTTGTTCTCTCCACCACCGCATCCGGTGGCAACAGCGGCAAGACCCAACGATACAATTGTTTTTTTCAT